AACAACAGATGACAAATACTTCTAATGAAGAAATTGCAGGTGTCGTTCCACAGATCGATGACAATTTTGTACCTTTTGGTAACTTCAAAGATGTAAAGAAGATTATTGCATCTAAACAATTCTACCCAATGTTTATTACAGGTCTTAGTGGAAATGGAAAAGCCCTCAGTGTCGAACAATCCTGTGCCCAACTCGGACGAGAACTTATCCGAGTCAACATCACCATCGAAACCGATGAAGACGACCTCATCGGTGGCTTCCGTTTGGTTGACGGTAATACTAGTTGGCATAACGGCCCAGTTGTTTCTGCACTTGAGCGTGGCGGAGTTTTGCTTCTCGACGAGATTGATCTCGCCTCGAACAAGATCCTTTGTCTGCAATCTGTACTCGAAGGGAAAGGACTCTACATCAAAAAAACAGGTAGATTCGTGGCTCCAGCTCCAGGGTTTACGGTGGTCGCTACAGCAAATACTAAGGGAAAAGGATCCGAGGATGGAAGGTTCATCGGAACAAATGTTCTGAACGAAGCCTTCCTTGAACGATTCCCAATTACCTTTGAGCAAGAGTATCCTACCAATGCACAAGAGGTGAAGATGATGAATAAGATCTCTAGTGACACAGACTTCAATCAACGTCTTTGTGACTGGTCTGAGGGTATTCGTAAGACCTTCTATGATGGTGGTATGGATGAACTCATCTCTACCCGTCGTCTAGTGCATATTGTTCAAGCGTATAAGATCTTTGGTGATAAAATGAAAGCAATTGAAATGTGTGTTAACCGATTTGATGAAGATACCAAACAATCTTTTCTGCAACTCTATGCAGCCCTTGATGAAAACCTTGCATCGAAAGAGGAGAATGATACTGAAACCTGATACTATTGCTGCAACCACTATGGGTACAGTCAAAATTCTAAACTGTACCTATAGAAATGGCCAGACAATATACACTGTTGTCACAGTTGACAATGAGATAACTACGTGTTATCATAAACAAATTCGTTATGTAATGGGAGCCTAATGGCCAAAAAATACAATGAAGATGCTCTGTTAAAGGAGCTCAGTGATTACATTGCTGGAACTTATGGACAACATTATTCTGCTGGTAACGACAGTATTCAAACGTTAGATCTGATTGAAGCATGTGGAGATGCTGAGGCATTCTGCCGTAGTAACATCTTGAAGTATGCTTCACGATATGATCGTAAAGGCACTGCCCGTCGTGATATCATTAAGATCCTTCACTACGCATTGCTTCTACTCCACTTCTCTGACAAGTCAAACACTACTGAAAGCTACCCTCAATGAATATGAACATTTCTTCTACTACTATCAACGCTCTCAAGAACTTCTCTGCAATCAACAAATCTATTGTCATCAAACCTGGCAATGAGATCAGTACTCTTGCAGTGACAAAGAACATTCTTGCCAGTATGACAACTCAGGAGACTTTTGATAGTCAAGTTTCCATCTATGACCTTGGTGAGTTCCTAGGTGTGATTGGACTCTTCAAAAATCCTGACTTTGATTTCTCTAACAGAGGTTATTGTTTGATCAAAGAAACTGGTTCTCGTACTCGCACCAAATATTTTTATGCTGATCCGTCTGTCATCACATCGCCTCCAGAAAAGAAAGTTGAAATGCCTTCTGTTGATGTTGTGTTCGATATTACTGACGGTCAGTTGATTGCCCTGCAACGTGCTGCTGTTGTCTATCGTGTAGATGACCTCTCTGTGGTCGGTAACGGTGAAGAAATCGAACTGGTGGTACGTGACCGCAAGAATGATACTTCTAACGTCTTCTCGGTCCAGGTAGGTGAGACTGAGGATATTTTCTGTTTCAACCTCAAGGTAGAGAATCTGAAACTTTTGCCTGGTGACTACAATGTTCAGATGAGTAAGTCAAATGTTTCACTGTTTACAAATCGATTGAATAGTGTAGAATACTTTATTGCTTGCGAGCCTGATTCCTCTTTTGAATAGAGATTGGAAATGTAGATATCGATTGCCTGGATCCACCAAGTATTATTACAAGGTGATCCATGCACTTTATCAACATGAGGCGAAGAAAATTTTTGAATCAGAGATGCCTAGTGCAACTCTTTGTGGTAACCCTACTCCCCTATAATTATGCGTGATGACTTTCTCTGGGTTGAAAAGTATCGACCCAAGTCTATTGAAGATTGTATTCTACCAGATAAAACTAAAACAGTATTTCAAAATTTTGTAAAGAATGGAGAGATCCCTAATCTATTGTTATCTGGTCCTCCTGGTATTGGTAAGACCACTGTAGCTAAAGCACTTTGCCATGAAATTAAGGCCGACTATTATGTCATCAACGGATCCGATGAAGGACGATTCCTCGATACTGTCCGAAACCATGCGAAATCTTTCGCTTCGACCATCTCACTTACGTCATCTGCTAAACACAAAGTCATCATCATTGATGAAGCTGACAACACAACCAATGATGTACAACTCCTCTTACGGGCGTCTATTGAGGAGTTCTCTAAAAATTGCAGATTCATCTTCACCTGCAATTATAGAAACAAAATCATCGAACCCTTGCACAGTCGATGTTCTTGCATCGACTTCACTCTCAAAGGAAAAGAGCGCGCTGTACTCGCAGGCAGTTTCTTTGGAAGAGTTCAACAAATCTTGGATCAGGAAAGCGTTGGATACGACCAAAAAGTACTTGCGGAGATCATCAACAAATACTTCCCAGACTGGAGAAGAGTCCTAAACGAACTGCAGAGGTATTCTGCAGGTGGTACAATCGACTCTGGCATCCTTTCTGATGTCAGTGCAGTACAAACCAAGTCCCTCATGGATGCACTCCGTAAGAGGGAATTCCCCACCGTTCGTAAGTGGGTGGTACAAAACCTAGACAACGACCCTACGAGCGTTCTCAGGTCCATCTACGACTCTCTGTATACAGAGATGGAAGGACCATCCATCGCCAATGCAGTTCTGATCATTGCTAAATATCAGTATCAGTCTGCCTTTGCTGCTGATCAGGAGATCAATCTCCTTGCGTGTCTAACAGAGATTATGGTGGAGTGTCAGTTCAAATGATGTTGACTAGTGACGAAGCGAGATATGCCTCTAATATTTTTATCAATTACTTTGAGAACTTTGATCGTATTGACGATTACTTTCGTGAAGTAAAACTAGATCGTATGTCTAAGGTTCCTGCATCTCTCCCTGGATATGGTCCAGAGGATGATATGTTCTGTGAATTTGACATGCATCCAGAAGATATGGATTTTGTTGTTTGTGAGATGGACAATGAAGTTTATAAAAACTATCTTGAACTGACTGCCTCTCATGTAATTGAGGATAGTATTCCAGGCAAGACTTTGAAGTGGGTTGTAAAGGAAAGAAATACTAATAAAATTGTTGGATTCATTCGATTTGGTTCACCAGTGATCAACTCTAAACCTAGGAATGAGTTCCTTGGTAGATTGCCTGATCTTACTAGGTTCAATCGTCATGTCATCATGGGATTTATTATTGTCCCTACACAACCATTTGGGTTTAACTATCTTGGTGGTAAACTCCTTGCTCTTATGTGTTGTTCTCATGAAGCAAGAGAGAAACTGAATCAAAAATACAACACTGACATTTGTCTTTTTGAGACTACATCTCTATATGGTTCTAGTAAATCATCATCTCAGTATGATGGTCTCAAACCATACATGAGGTTCAAAGGATTGACTGACAGTAACTTTGTTCCATTGATACATGATGATCTGTTTGCAGACCTAGATGATTGGTTCAGGGCAAGAAACAATAACAAGACAATTGTTAAGGAAGGTGCTTCCAGTCGCAAACTGAAGACACAACAAAAGATGATTGCTCTAATCAAATCTACATTGAAAGATACTGACCTAGATCAACACTCTGAATTCCTAAAGATTCTGACTAAAGCATTGAGTCTTACTGAAAGAAAGAGATTCTACATGTCTGACTATGGATTCTCTAACGTCAGAGAAGTTATCAATGGACAAGAAGAAACTCTAATCAAGAATCCACAGAACTTTGACAAGTTCTATATGGAAAACATTGTTGAGTGGTGGAAGAAAAAGGCTTCTAAGCGTTATGAATCCTTGAAGTCTGATAATAGGTTGCGTACAGAACTAGAAGTTTGGTCCAAGAATTCTACAATTGATATTATCAGATGATAAACACTTCATGGGATGAGGCGATTAGCCATGGGTAAACACTTCATACTTAATCTTTACCAGTGTGATCCAGAGTTACTTAATAACCCTCAGTATATCTGTAGGATGCTAGAGGTTGCTGCAGAGAGATCAGGTGCAACTGTTTTGCAGACCATCTGGCATCAGTTTAAACCTCAAGGAGTCACTGCTATAACCATGTTGTCAGAGAGTCATATCTCTATTCACACATGGCCTGAGAAGGGTACTGCTGCATGTGACATCTATACCTGTGGAGATTGTGATCCACAATCTGGTGGATTTTATATTAAAGATTCTTTGCTATCAAAAGATAGTACTGTCGTTTACATTGATCGTGAGTAATTATGGAACTGAAAGACTGGTTGAATAGTATCAACATCTCCAAAATCAACATACTTGATGAGTATCCTCTCTCTGAGAAGGAGTATCCACCATACGTTATTAACAAATGTCTAGCAGGACATATGGATACAATTTTGTTTGCCAATGAAATGAATGTCACCCACTACCTTGATAAGAGGTTGCAGTATGACTTTTTTATAAATAGTATCAAACCTAAGAAGAGATTTTCTCCTTGGTTGAAAAAAGATAAATTTGATGATCTAGAAGTAGTAAAAAAATACTACGGATATAGTAATGATAAAGCCAGAGCCGCGCTCAGGATTTTGACTGAAGATCAACTACAACATATGGCGACTAAATTAAACCAAGGTGGTAAAACATGACATTAATTGCTGGTGAATCTACTTTTGTTTGGACCCCCGAACAAATGGTAGAAGTGGTTCTTAAAGAACCTGACGACTTTCTAAAAGTTCGTGAGACTCTGACTCGTATTGGTGTCGCTTCTCGAAAAGAAAAAAAACTATACCAATCCTGCCACATCCTCCACAAGCAGGGAAAGTATTACATTGTACATTTCAAGGAACTGTTTGCTCTTGACGGTAAGAAGGCAAACCTTTCTTTGAATGATGTTCAACGCAGAAATAGAATTGTTCAACTCCTATCCGACTGGGGATTGATTACAGTTATTAATACAGATAAGATTGAAGATGTATCTCCTCTGAGTCAGATTAAGATCCTTGGATATTCTGAAAAAACTGAGTGGATACTAGAGGCCAAATATAACATTGGTAAGAAAAAGACGGCTCCAGAAACTCCATCGGCATAAATAATTGTGCCTTTAAAACTCTTTAAAATGGATACTAATCCAAAAAAAGAGGAAGCCAAAAAGGAGAACAAATTTGAGTGGGCG